GGTCCTCCTCGCGCATGTCCTTGACGACGTGGAAGTACGCGAGGTTGCAGCCCTCGCGGACGGTCATCTGGTGGAGCTGGACTCCGCTGCCCTCGGCATGAGACTGGCCGTCGATGTAGCCCTGGTTAGAGACCAGCCAGCTCAGGAGCCACTGGACTCCTCGGTAGGGCGGCCCGCGATGGCCTCCAGGGCGGCGTTGATGAAGTCGCCGTACCCCTTGGCCTGGACCTTCTGCTCGCGCCCGTGACGGCGGAACTCGTCCCAGTCGTCCTCGTGCACGGTGTCCTCAAGGACGTGGAAGATCGCGACGAGGCTCTTGCCGGTCTCGTTCTCCCGGCCCTCGGCCGCCGCCACCCACTCCATGAGCGCCATGACGCCCACCTCGTCGGCCAGGCGGAACTCCTTGCCCGCGAGCGGGACGGTAAGTGCGTCGTCTTCGCCCTTGGCACGGGTGTCCTTGCCGACACGGGCGCTCTGCTCAGCGACACGAAGCTGTGAACTCGCTGCACGGCGGTCTGAAGAACTGCGGGGTGGCATCTGTATGACTCCGATCTAGGTGCTGTCGGAGGTCAGTCTATACCAGGACCGTGAACTGTCTACACACAAAACCGGGCGACCAGGGAATTTCTTCCCCAGCCGCCCGGCCCACCTACGATCAGGTGCCGGCGAGACCAGCGGACGGGTACCTCTGGATCTGCGACGCGGCGTTCCAGCTCGACTTGAAGGTCACCGCAGCGGCCACGCCGCCCGAGGAGCTGAAGTCAGGCAAGATCGTTCCGAAGTAGTACTGGCCGGGGTTCGCCCCCTGAACGCCGAGCAGCGACGGGTAGAGGTAGAAGTTGCGGGGCAGGCCGTCAACAGCGGCGGTGTACGTCTGGGCGGTGGCGGTGTCGTAGAAGCCCGTGAAGTCACCGGAAGCATCCGGCAGGCCCGCGACCCACACGAGGTTGGAGTCGCCCAGAGCCGTGACATCGACTTTGGCGACGGTAAAGTTAATCGTCCAGTCAGCGACGAACGCGAGCGGGGCTGCCGCAACGCCCGTAGAGACGCCGACATAGCACATGCCGTTGCGACCGTGAATCCTCGACACTGTTTCGTCCTTTCACAGACAGAAGTCCTCAATCCCTAGGGTAAGGCTGGCTGTGAAGTCCTGCAACAGTTAACGGTGGAGGATGGTGATCTCTCGGTGGGAGTCCTTGACCGCGTGGCTGAAGTAGTCGTAGACCTCAGTCGCCGGGTTGCCCGACGTGGCCGCATTGACCGGGCTGAAACGGGTAAGCGGCTCGAAGGGGTAGCCGGGATACGTGGAGTCCTCCGCGATGACCTCGGCCGTGGTGTCCTCGTGGTTCAGCGTCTTGCTGATGGAGATCGTCCACACGTTGTGCGGGCCGGCGTCGCGCATGGTCATCTTGTACGTCAGGCCGTTGCGGTGGATGCTCACGAACATCTTGTCCCCGGTGGAGATCCCGTGCCCGCAGCTCTCGTCCACGGTCGGCCACCAGGCACAGAACCCGGCCCAGTTCACGTGCCTGTTCTGCACGTAGTCGTAGATGCCGATCTGCTCGATGTAGGGAGCCACGCCCAGGCCGGCCCACAGGGTCAGGACCGTGTGGTTGTCCTTCTCGGCGGCGCTCATCTCGTGGTAGGGGAACTCGGGAACGACGAACTCCGACGCCGACACGGTGCCGCCGTGCCATTCGTAGCCTGCCCAGTTGCCGGTGTCTACTGCTGCGGGGGGAGTGATCATGAGGGGGCCTTCCAGCCGTGGGCGATGAGGAAGTCGCGGAACTCGCCGCTGACGGTAACGCTGGCTGCGGTCACGTCCACGCTGGACGGCAGCAGCTCCAGGATCAGGACGGGCTTCTCAGCGGCGTCCAGCTTGAGGGTAAGGGCGGTGACGTGCTGCTCCAGGCGGTAGCCGTCGATGGAGATCTCGGCCGCCTCGCCGGGTGTGTAGTCGATCTTCACCTTGCCGGGAGTTTGCGGGGCGTGATTAGGCACTTGTCCTCCTGTTCTCCCTGGCGGGTACTACGCAAGCACAATCACACCAGGTGCCGCCCTTGCACTGCTTGTGCGCGAGCAGGATCTCGGTCGTGGAGTACCCAACGGTGAGCATGTTCCCGGCCCTACGGCACTCTTTGCTGATCACAGTATGCCGATCCTCTCCATCAGGATGCACGCGTCCTTGGCCCGGTTGTCGAACGTCCAGTTCTGGATGGCCGCCCGTGCCTCGTCCGCCAGGTTCTCGCGCTTCTCGTCGTGGTCGATGTAGTAGCGCAGCAGTTCCTCAGCTTCCCGGGGCGAGCTGAACACGGGCAGCATGGGGAAGGTCTCGTCGGACTCGGGGCGCGGGTCACGGACGAAGAACAGGCCGCAGGCTGCCATTTCCACCTCGCGCGGACCCATGCTCCAGCCCTCTCCCTCGTGCTCCTCCTCGCCCTCGCGCCGGTAGAAATTGATACCGGTCTTGCTGACCCGGTAGACGCGGGCGGTCTCGTCGTTGTCCACGCACTTGTCCGGCCGGTGGCCCAGGTAGTCGTACAGCTTGCGGTGCTTAGGCGCGATGGAGTCCCAGCCGTTGCCGCCGAGGGAGATGTTCAGGCCATCGAAGTTCATGGCGGAGAAGAACTCGCACCGGCTGTTGAACGCCGTCCCCACGAACGTGAAGTCGCTCTCGTACTGGCGCGGCAGCGGAGCCGGGTAGTGCACGTCAGGGTCGTAGCTGTGGGGGAAGTAGGCGGCCGGCCCCTTCTCTGCCCAGCGCTCCATGTTCGTCGGGTCGTTAACGATGTTCAGGTTCGACAGCGTGCCGCGCGCCAGTTGCTCCTCGTCCTGGTACGGGCTCTCCGTGTGGAGCATGACGACCTTGACCCCGCGCTTGCGCAGGAGGCTGAGGGTGTTCATGTTCTGGAAGAACGCGGAGATGAAGAACACGATGTCCGGGTTGAACTCATAGCAGGCTTCGAGCACCCCGGCCGTGGCTAGCTGGGCAATGGCCAGCGGGTCCTCGACAGCCTTCCTGGTGTCCAGCCGCCCGCACTTGTCGCAGGCTTCCTTCGTCAGGTCGTTGAAGAGGATCTGGCCGTAGAAGGCTAGCCGGTCGTTCGTGGCGTAGGACATCACGTCGTGGCCGAGCTTGCGCAGGGCCTTCAGCCAGCCCCGGTGCACGTCCGCTACGCTAAAGTCCGGGCCGGGCTGAATCAGAAGTATCTTCGCCATCTTCGACCACACCCCCTTCGGCCGCAGACTGCGCGGTACTCCTCGGTAGGACCTCGATTTTGAACGGTTCGAACACCGCTTCGATCACTGTGCCGTCCGGGAGGTAGATCTTTGCCGGTTTGCCGGTGCCGCCGCAGAGTATCACCGTGCACTCACTTCCCACTCGAACGTCGCCCCGAAGTACTGTACACCGCCCCAGTCGATGGGGCCGTACCCGCTGACGATCCGTGTCTCGCAGAACTCTACCGCACCGCCGAGGGTGGGGTCCATGGCGATGGCCATGGCGACCGTGACGTTGGTAGCCGTCCGCTGGTAGCCGAGCCACTGGTCAAGGTAGTCCTGGACGTTGCTCATGATATCGGCCTTGGCCACCACCAGCGCGCCCTTGAAGGTGAACTCGGTGGGACTGAGCGGCCGGCCCCCGGCGTCGAGCTGGCTTTCCCCGAGGCAGATGCCGAACTTCACGGCGGGAGGCCGGGGAAATACCAGGAGCATCGGGGGGTTGATCGGGTTCGAGTACTCCGCCGACGTGGACAGGGACGGCAGGGTGTTCGCCGCGACCTGACTCGCTATCGCTGCCCGAATCGCCACAAGATCTGCCACCGTGAACTCCCGTCACACTCGCCTTCGCCTAGTGTAGCGCTCTATCATCGGGAGAGTGACTGCGCTGCAAGTATTCGTGGACCTGGACCTGACCCCGACGCCCCCTAACGGGTCCGGGCTTGCTTACCTGACCCCGAGTACGCAGGTGACAGACCCCACGGACGGCATCACGCTGATCACCCTGCCCAGCGGCTACCCGTTCACGGGCGTCCCGCTCACCGTCCAGGTCTACGCGACTGACAACTCGAACATGTCGCCGGCCGGCTGGGCGTGGCAGCTCACCTTCAGCCAGAACCCGCAGACTCCCGGCAACCCGCTGAACATCAACTTCTTCGCGCCGGCCGGGCCGCTGAGCTACACCGCGACGAACGCCTCCCCCTGCGTAGTCACCCCGACGTACACCGCTGCCTTCACCACGGCGTTCCCCACGGGCCTGCCCAACGGCACCGGGGTAGCGTTCACGTCCGGGGCACCCACGGGCTTCTCGAACGGCACGACCTACTACATCGTCAACGGCGGGGCCGCCACCTTCCAGCTCTCCGCCACGCGCGGCGGCGCGGCCATCAACTCCAGCAGCACGGGCAGCGGCACGCTCACGGTCACCAGGTACACGTACTCGGGCCTGGCCCCCCAGGCGATCTCCCCTGTCACCTCGCCCTTCCTCACCGGAGCCGGGAACCTGGCCGGCCTGACGAGCGACGCGACAGCGCAAGCCA